GTGGTTAGTTAAGGAGTATTTTTATAGTCATATAAAGTCTAATTCCAATAGGGATGATGCTGCTTATATTGACAAGGCTATCAAGCAATACGGTTGGGAAGAAGTGTTAATTACTATGATTATTTTGAAAGAGGAGCAGAAAGCTAAAATAAATACTTTTAAGTATGTACAGACTGCCATTGAAAGAAACCATGATCAGTATTTGAAAAAGAAAGCAAGTAGCACTTATGATTGGTTGATTAACAGAAGGATTGAAAGTTTAAGGAGTAAGGCTAGTTAATGGCAATTAATTTAAGTTTGGATAAAAGGACAGACCAGGTCTTTAGTAGCTATGAAGAGCAGTTTGTGGGCAACTACTTATATTTTGAGGGTTGCCTATTAGATGAGTATGTGGATGCTATTGATTATGAAATTATAAGGTTTGTTAGTGGTGGTCGTAGGTATTTAGGATATGAGCTTGAGCGTGATGGGGCTTATGTAAAGGGGGTTATTAGGTATAGACCTTATCAACCTGAGCCCATATCAGAAAATAAAGGTGTTAAGCTAGATGACGAGACTGTTAAAAGGATTAGAGAACTCAGAAAAGAGAATTTGTCACAGTATAAAATTGCTGAGATAGTGGGGTCTACCCAGACGACTGTGTCAAAGGTTTTGCATAGGAAAGGAGCATATGCTGAATGAAAACAAAAAAGGAATTAGAAAACAATTTAATCATAGCACAAGAAATGCTTGATGATATAAAAAGAGAATTTTCGGAACAAAATTCGGGCGCGGGAAGCGATAGTATATATTTATACCACAATACTAGGCTTGTTAACAGATGTAGAATAGTACTGAATACCAAATTAAAGGAGTTGGAACAATATAAATGATTTTAGAGGTGGAAGAATGAGTGAAAGTGACTTTTGTCCACATTGTGACAGGGAGATAAAACCATCAGACGTATTTGAATTATCAGACGTTAGTGGAAATGAAGTAGACGAGCTTATAGAATGCCCTAACTGCGGAAAACTCATAAGGGCAAATCTTGAAACCAGTTTGCATATTAGTCTTACAAGTGAGGATGATTACTTGTTTTACTTACTTAGTAGACAAGAGAGCACTGTGCAACTCTTAATAGCTCATGAGGATAAATATTATAAAGGATATTACATCGATAGACTTAATGAAATAAATAGAGAAATTGAACAAGTTAGAAAAAATATAAAATTTAACAATGATGTTTTGGGAGATTTTAACGATTTATAAGGAGAATTTATGACTATTAAAGAATTAATTAAACTAATTGAACAATGGGCGATTGACCGTGGCCTAGACAAAAATGGAACTGTAGAAGGACAGCTAATCAAGACTGCTGAGGAAGTGGCAGAGCTGATTATTGGGATTAGCAAGGACAATGTAAAAGAGATTAGAGATGCTATTGGGGATGTGTTTGTTACTTTGGTTGTGGGGAATTTGATATCAGAAGAAAAGAAAGATTTAGAACAGATAATGATTGATTTGTATGAATTCCGAAAAGTCCCATATTTGGATAGTAAATTCGAGGCTATTAAACTTCTGATGTTTGATTACAGCGATTTAATGGCAGCTAAAAATTATAATAGTTGGTTACATGCAAAAGTTAATACGATAATCATGGTTGCAGAATTATATAATTTAGATTTTGTTGATTGTGTAGAGAGTGCTTATAAGGAGATTGCTGACAGAAAAGGTGTTGTAAGAGATGGGACTTTTGTTAAGGAGAGTGATTTGATATGAATAGGCAACAAAAGCGTAAATATGAACGCAAACTAAACCTATCTGGCAAAGAAATTGATAATTTATCAGAACACTTCAGGCGTGAGAATGAGATTAAAAATCGCGAGATTGTCACTCAGTTTTTAGCTTTAACTATTGAGGCTCTAAGGCTTGAGTTTGGTTTTGGACAAAAGAGAATTGATCAGTATACAAAAAGGGTTGATAGTCTCCTGGAGAGTGTTGGCTTAGGTTATCTAAGCTTTGAGGACTTGTTGGAGGAGATAAGTATAAGCCCAATGCAAATTGCTAAGATTAGCGACGAGAAGAGGAAAGAATTAAAAGAGATGAGGTTAGCGAGAGCTGACAAATGATGACTGTTTTGTATTAAGGGGTGATTATGACTTACAAGCCTAAAACTTTAAAACCCAAGATGCAGAGGACTTTTAACCGCATAAATTGGGCTAACAATGATTGGCTTAAAGAATGGGGCAGAAACAGAGATAAAAGCCTTGATGGTGGGCTAGTTAAATTATATAAAAAATGGGAGGAATTAGAACTTATGAATAAAGTTATGGCTATAGGCCGATTAGTACGAGATCCGGAGTTAAGATACACACCAGCAAATAAAGCTGTATGTACCTTTACTTTAGCCATTGATAGACAGATGAGTAGGGACAAAAAGGAGCAAGCAGAGGCTAACGGTTGGCCTACTGCTGACTTTCCCCGTGTAAACGTATGGGGAAATTTGGCAGAAAGCTGTAGCAAGTATCTAAGCAAGGGTAGTCAGTGTGCAGTGGTTGGTAGCATACAAACTGGTTCTTATCAAGATAAGGACGGTAAGACAGTTTATACCACAGATATTTTAGCAAATAGTGTTGAGTTTTTATCTAAGGCTAGTGGTGGACAAGGTGATACTGGTCAAGCTAGCAATGATGGTTTCTTCGGTGATGATTTTATCGAAATGGAAGATAGCGGGGCAATACCTTTCTAATATAGGTCAAATCGTTAATATTTTATAGATAGATTAATTTTAAATGTAAAAGACATAATTGTATGGATAAGGGAGTTAAAATCGTTAGAGGGCAAAATAAGAGCTATAACAAGTATGGCAATAAAAAAGTGGTTGTAGATGGACATAAGTTTGACAGTCAAAAAGAGGCTTTAAGGTATAAGGAGCTTAAACTTATGGAGAGGGCTGGGGCTATAAAGGACTTGGAGCTGCAGCCTAAGTTTGAGCTTATACCTACTATTAGGACTGATACTGAGACTTTGTATAAGGTTAGCTACTATGCTGACTTTAGATATACGGATACAAAGACAGGCGGTGTGGTTGTAGAAGACGCAAAAGGTTACAAAACCAAAGAGTATATACTCAAAAAAAAGATGTTGTTGCATAAGTACCAAGGTATTGATTTTAGGGAGGTTTAGATGGCTGATATTGTTAACATAAATTTTAAGATGAAAAGAGATGAAATGAGTGCTACACATATAGCGGCAAGTGATACAAAAAGAAAAATGGTTGAAATGTTGGATAAAGACGAGGGAGACGGGATACCAACTCACGAGGCTATCAAACGAGGGATAAAAGGATTAGATAGGTTTATAAATGAATTAGAACTTTATTTGGAGGTTTAGATGACTCCAAAGATGTTACTTTGTTTGATGTTATTTATGATAGCTACTGCTTTTAAATACGCTTCTGAAGTTATAAAAGATTTTGCTATTGATAAGCATAAATTAACTAATTCTGAAGTTTTTTATAGGGTTTGGATTATTGCTATAGTGTTGATGTTTGCTTTGCATTACGCTAGGGCTTTTAGTCATTTAGGTTAGGAGGTGTGGATGTTAGAGCTTGATAAGTTAAAGCAAGAGCGTGAGCAAGCCTATGATGTTTGGTTTGAGAGATGGTGGAAAAAGGCAAATATAGAGCAAGAGATAGAAATAGCTAATTCAAAGGGGTACACAGAAGTTACAATACCTATAAATTATCTTAGTGATTATACGCAAGACAGAGTGGCGGATAAGAGATTTTTAAAAAAATTAAAAAAGAAGTTGCCTGGGTTTGGAGCGTCTCTTGCATTTAAACCAACTCTTTTTAAAAACATAGAATTTTTATATGGCATACGCATTTGGTGGCGATAGGAGGTGTAGATGAACGTAGATAAGAAAAGGGAAAATAACAAAAATAAGGTTAGGGCTAGTATTATAAAGGCCCGCCTAAGAAATTATAGGGAGGATCTAGAAATGCTAGACCTACTTAAAGAGCGTATAGCTATAAACCGTGATAAGATGGACTTAAAGGGTGGTTGGTCTAGCTCTGATGCTGTGCAGGGCGGAGGTACTAGTCAAGAGGATAGGCTAAATAATATGCTTGATAAAATTAGGGAGGATGAGCGCACTATTAAGATGATTGAGCTGGAAAATAGAGCTTTGAGATATGCTATCAAGACTTTGCCTGATGATGATATGCGATACATAGTTAATCATAAGTGGGTTTATGATGATATGAGTATGGTGGATATAGGGTTAAAACTTAATTTATCTAAGTCTACTGCTTGGCGTAAACATGATGCTGCTTTGCTTGATATATATAACAAGCTTTATATACTAACTCCTGACGAGGTTGACCCTAGGTAGATTGGGACTAAACTGGGACTATATTGGTAGTCTTATAAGACTTTTAACGTCTATTTATGGTGTATAATAATATTGTGTTAATTTGCTTAAATTACAATCACTCACTTACCGCGGTTACTATTTGGCAGCAATTATCTATATTGTTGTTTTGGTTTTGAGTGGTTGTTTTTTTTCAAGCGTACGAAAACAACTGCTATTGCTTTATACTTAAGACTTAAACCTCTTTATGTTGGTAAAATTATGCTTTAAAAAATCTCCTAAAATTCTTGTTTTTATATAGAGTACTAACCTTTACAGTAATAGCAGTTCTTTTTTTATGTTTGAAAGATGAAATAAAACTAAGCACAAAAAAAGAGGGTTAACTACTCCCTCTTAATTGACTTGTCAGATAAGTTCCGTCTTACACAAAAGGTTTGTTTGTGTTTTAAATTCTGACAAGATGTACATATTACGCTATTAATGTACTTTTTAGATCTTGAAATTCTCCTAAATAGAACATTTACAATTACATTATATCAAAATAGAAAAAACTTTCAAGCTTATTAAAGAGTACAACTTGTATAATTCTTAATGTATTTTAGTTAAGTTAGACTAGCACCTTGCGAGGTGTATACTTTAAAACCCTGCAAGCTTTCTTTAATACGTTTTTCTATTTTTTAAAAGTGTTATATAAATCTAACAGTAACGCCATTAAGGCTATTACGATTGAAATTATTTGTAATATGTCCATTTAAGGTCCTTTCTAGAATCTAGAAAGTTGTAAATTCATTATAACATATTTATAAAAATTGAAAAGACTATACATAAAATGGGGAGGTGGTATGTTTGTCGGAAATAAATTACTTGCAGATTAATAAAAAATGGGATAGATGTATTGCCTTAAGTTTTACAGATCTTCATCATACAAAATCAAGTTTTCTAAGGTGTGGTATAAATGGCAAATAAGAAAGAGAAAGCAGCGGCAATGCTAGTTTGTACCAATTTATCACAGAGAGATATAGCTAATAAACTTGATATGAGAGAGGAAACACTTTCAAGGTGGAAGAAAGATGAAAGTTTTAAAAAGTTAATTAAAAAGAATGAACAACAGTATATGAAAGACTTAGTAGCTCCAGCAATGCGAGGACTTAAAGATTTGGTAGAAGCTCAAAGTGAATTTGTAAAGTTAGAAGCTATAAAAACTATCTTAGATAGAGCAGGATATGAAACCATTGATGATAGATTGCATGAGCTAGAGATAGAACATACAAGAGCTAAGATAGACAAAACTAAAGTAGAAATAAATAAGACTGAAGCTGAAATAGACAAAATAAAAGGCGTTGCTGAAGAAATAGAAGATATGTCAGAGATAGACGAGGAAATCTATGGTAAGGGAAACTAGAAAGAAAAAGACCATAGATTTTATTTTTGGTGAAAAACATAAAGAATATATAAGGCAAGCTAAGAATAACACCTATAACATTGCAGAAGGGGCTATAAGAGCAGGAAAGACTGTAGATAACATATTTGCATTTGCACATGAGTTAAAGAGTACACAGGACAGAATACACATTGCTACAGGATCGACAGTAGCCAACGCTAAGCTAAACATTGGAGACGCTAATGGTTACGGATTGGAATATATATTCCGTGGGCAGTGTAGATGGGGTAAACACAAAGGCAATGAAGCTTTAATAATAAAAGGCGAAGAGACTCATTACAAGACGAGAATAGTAATATTTTCAGGTGCTGCTAAGGCTGATAGTTATAAGTCTATAAGAGGTAACTCATACGGAATGTGGATAGCTACAGAGATAAACTTACACCATAAAGATAGTATAAAAGAGTGCTTTAACCGTACTGCAGCAGCTAAAAATCGTAAATTCTTCTGGGATTTAAACCCCTCTAACCCTAAGCATTTTATATATTTAGACCATATAGAAAAGTATAGAAAGCTAGATAAAGAGGTTGGTGGGGTAAACTATGAGCATTTTACAATACGAGATAATGCCACTCTAGATGACCAACGTATAAAAGAGATAGAGCTACAGTATGACCCAGAGAGTGTTTGGTACAAAAGAGATATACTGGGACTTAGGATAGTAGCTGAAGGACTTATATACAAACAATTCGCAGATGACCCTAAAAAATATATTACTGATAAAAGACCTGCAGGTTTAGAGTTGATACAGATTGGCGTAGACTTTGGAGGTAATAACTCAAAGCATGCAATGGTAGCTAGTGCTATTACTAAAGATAATGCTGTAGTAGTATTAAAATCATCAATCTATGAGCCTAACAAACCAACAGATTTAAACAATCAATTAATAGACTTTATTAGAGAGGTACAAAGTAGATATGGTACTGTATCTGTTATATATGCAGATAGTGCTGAGCAAGTACTAATAAAGGGTATGCAAAAAGCTTTACTTGATAACGACATAACTATAAAAATAAAGAACTCAATTAAAAATAAAATTAATGACCGTATACGATTAGTTAATAGCTTGATAGCGACTAATCGTTTTTTATATACAAGAGATTGTAATACTTTAGTAGATGCTTTAAGTCTAGCAGTATATGAAGATGATAAGCAGGAAGACACAAGGCTTGATGATGGAACAAGCGATATAGATACACTTGATGCCTTTGAATACTCGATTGAAAATCACTTAAATAGGCTGATGAAATTATAGGAGGTGACCTAGTAAATGTTAAATGATGAAATTAGAAAAGAAATGGGGGTTGACTCCTATGCGATTGATAATAATAAAAATATATGGCTGGATTGTTATAGGGGAGAAAGCTATTGGTTAACGGATAAATATGAACGTCTAGGAAATGATGCGGTAGACGAAATGCAATCCCTAAACCTACCAGCGAGTATAACTAGTGAATTAGCAAGGCTTACTGTTATGGAGCTAGAGACAAGCGTAGATAATGAAAGTATAAATGAGTATTATAAAGGCTTTATAAAGCATATAAGAAAGTTTGTAGAGTATGGTTTAGCATTGGGTGGCATAATAGTTAAGCCATATGTACAGGATAGACAAGCAAAAAAGATAGACATTGATATAGTATCTGCTGATAAGTTTGAGATATTAGGTTTTACAAGCTTTGGAGAGATTAATCATATCGTATTTATTGACCGTATAAAAAAACTAGATCGAGAAGGTAAGCCTGTATATTTTACAAGGCTTGAAGAACATGACATCAATGATAAATATAAGATAAAAAATACAGCTTACATATCTAACAGTCCAAGCACCTTAGGTAATAGGATAGGATTATCAAGGGTTGATGAATGGGAAAATATTCAAGAAGAAACAATACTAGATAAAAGAGATAAGCCTTTATTTGCATACTTTAAAAACCCACAAGCTAATAACTTAGACCTTGATAACTTTGAGGGCGTATCATGTTTTGCTAGAGCTTTGTCTTTGATGCAAGATGCTGATGAGCAGTATCAAAGGTTGCTTTGGGAGTTTAAAGGCGGAGAATTAGCGATAGATGCTGATATAACGGTATTAGAAGCTAGTGGAGAATTGCCTAGAGGCAAGAAAAGATTATTTAGAAACTTAGGTAAAGACTTAGATGATGGCTTTTATGAAGTGTTTAGCCCTACTTTAAGAGATGAGAGCTTAATAAACGGACTTAATCAGATACTAAGAAAGATTGAGTTTGTATGTGGATTAGCCTTTGGAACTATATCAGAAACAGAATACTCAGCAAAGACCGCTACAGAAATCAAGATGAGTCAGCAAAGGTCGTATTCTACAGTTATAGATATACAAAAAGAATTACAGAAATCTTTAGAAGAATTTGCTGATATACTAGAGTTTTGGTTAAGGGATTTAAAAGTACCAGTATCAGATGACTGGGATATTAGCTTTGACTTTGATGATAGCTTAGTAGTAGATAGTGAAGTAGAACAGAAGATTAGGTTACAAGAGGTTGCCTCTGGTATCTTAAGTCCTGAAGCTTATTTAGAGTGGAGATATGGAGCTACAGGAGAACAAGTAGAAGATCTTATGCCTAAAGCTGATGAAAGCTTTGATGATGTAGCTGAGGAAGAATAATGCTTACGCCAAAGTATTTATCTAATGTAGCTATGGGGGTTATTAAGCTATATGAAGATGTAGAAGATGAAATACTTAAAGATATAGCAAGAAGAATTAAGAAAGCTGATAAAGTAACAGCTACTGCTGAAAGGCAAATGGAAGTCCTAATAGAAAATGGTTATAGCTATGAGGTCTTAGAAGAAAAGCTTAAACCTTATCTAAACGACATAGATGAAGAAATAAGCGATGTTATAGATAGATCTAGTATAAAGCATTACGTAGATGAAAAGAAAGCCTATGAGCTAGCAAATAAGCATCTAATGGATTATACAAAGAATGATAGGGTAGCAAAAATTAATCGACAGATAAAGGACAATCTCCTAGCTAATAACAAGATTATAACCAACTCTATGGGAGTTGCTTATAATGGCAAAGGCTATAGCTTACAAGAGTTTTATACTAAAGAGATTAATAAAAATGTATTAATGGTTTCTTCTGGTGCGTTTGATAGGCAGTCAGCAGTTAGAAAATTTATAAACTCAATTGGAGATAGCGGTATCAAGTCTATCAATTACGATAAATCAGGCAGAAATTACACTCTAGAGAGTGCTAGCAAGATGATAGTAGGAACAGCCATTAGTCAGCTTACAGGACAAATAAGCCTAATGAATGCACAAGATATGGACCAAGACCTTATGGAGCTATCAGCTCATATAGGAGCAAGACCAAGCCATTCAGAATGGCAAGGGAAGATAGTATCTTTAAGCGGGGAAAACTCTAAATACCTAAGTCTTGATGACATAGGTTATGGAGAAGTAACGGGTTTTAAAGGTGCTAATTGCAGGCACGATTGGTACCCTTTTTTTGAAGGAATATCTAATCGTGTATATGATGATGAACAGCTAGAAGACTTTGACCCAGAACCTTTTGAGTATGAGGGTAAAGAGTATAGCTACTATGAAGCTACACAAAAGCAAAGGCAGATAGAGCGTAGTATAAGGAAATATAAACATAAAATAATGATGTTTGATGAAGTAGGAGATGATGAAGCAAAACAAGCTAATCAAATTAGACTTCGTAGACAACAAAAACTATATAGAGATTTTAATAAGTCAGGCAATTTAAGAGCTTCTAGAGAAAATATGATAGTATATGATATCAGGAACAGGAAGAAATGAAACTAACGATCAAATATTATCCTAAACTACCAAAGAGAAAGTGGATATTAATCAGAGAAGGCGGTGCTTATGAACAGCACGCTCATTTTTTATGCAAGAAAGATGCCATAAACGTTAGAAGATTAATAGATAGCAATAAGTATCCTTATAACAAAAAATATAAGCTTGCTATGCAAAGGATATTGACAGAGGAAGAATTTAAGAAGCTAAATAAAAAGCAAAGATATTACAATGTGAACAATGGAATTAGAAATTAAGGCGGTGGGTAACCGTCTTTTTATTTTATGGAGGGTAATTGAAATTAGTATTAGATGAAAAGAAAATTAGAAAGGGAAGGCCGATAGGCCTACCATACATAGGCAGCAAAAAGAAAATATCTAAAAAGCTTATAGAGATTATAAAACAAAACTTTGGAACAGATAAAACTGTGTACGATTTATTTGGCGGAGGTGGTGCTATAACTCTAGAATGCAAACTACAAGGCCTAGATGTAGTTTATAACGATATAGACCCTATACCAGGTCTTATGATACAGAAAATATTATCAGAGGATAGGGAGTACCTTAAGACCTTAATTTGCAGTAGGGAAGAATTTTTTAAGATTAGAGATAAGGAAGAAAAAGCTATAGATGACCATTTGAAATTACTTGTAAATTCATTTGGTAATAATAAAAGAGATTATTTATATAGCAAGAAACATTCAGATATTAAATACAGGCTGACTAAGGAAATTATAGAAAAGCACGATTGCTTTTATGGATATAAGAAAACTGAAATTTTTAAAAATTTCATAAA